GTCTTACATACGTGTCTCCGTCTATGGCTTTCTCATTTTGGTTAGCTCTGTAAACTGGGTGGCAAGGGATTTCCAAGTTGGCGTTCGAAGCAGAAAAATTGGAGAACTGATGAAGTATGGGTATAGAACACAGCTTCTTAATAGTCATACGAGAAGAATCTTGAGTGAAGTCGATCTCTCCTAATCCTTGACTAACAGGGTACATAGTCAAACGTGCTGCCATAGAAGCTCCTTCAGCACTACAGTACTCCATTCCAGGGTCATAATACGTTTTCTGTGGTGCTGTCAAAAGTGTAGGCTTATCAAATATCCCAGCGACCATATCTCCCAAATCCTCTATGTCGCCTATGAAGTCATTAACGGGTTTAAGTATTGCCGAAGGGCGTGTGTTTGTTCCTCCTCCAAAGAGTGACAAATTATTAGACTTTGTCTGAGTCTCTGAAGGTACAAAAGATTGCTTCCTTACCTTTCCGGGCGGGCAAGGCGTAACAATCTTGTAACCCATGCAAACTGGATCGATAAAACGGGCTAATATGGTGGCCACTATAGTATCACTACCTCCCGAAGCATTCACAATCGGAACGACTGGTAGTAACGAGAATATACCTATGGCTGCTTTCTCAGTATTATCGCTTATGGTCAAGCAATTTACTGGACATGTCCAATGATACGTCATGGTCGCTGTGTCTGCTGTACTGTAGTTGAAGTATACTGGGTCGAAGAAAGAAGCTTCAAATATATCTAGGGAAATGGCTGCTGCATCCATGTCGCTTCTAAAATATCCGCAGCACATCCCTTGGTGAAATGTTGTAGAGTTGAGTTTTACGCAGATTTCAACCCCTGCACGCATCCACCTAAAGGGCCTAAGTGCTGTTTCAATGGTGGGTATTTGCAATAGTGCATCTGGAAATTGTAAATCCTGCGGTGTGGTCCACGTAGGATTTATTGTGACTTCGGCTACCTTGTACAGCCTTGTCAAAATTTCTCGAGGAGTGTTGTCGGCAATGCAGTTCCACGTCGTTTTGTAGAGAGGCATTTTCTTGTTATTGAAGACTTGCCTGTTAGCATCCAAATCTTTGGTCAGCCCCTCTTGTTTTTCAGGCAATTTTGAGTGGATTGTCGTAAGTTCCACGGCTTGTGTTGATTCTTGTTGTTGTTGAGCAATCCATTTTAAGCTCACGGGTTATGGATCAATCACCCGATCGGCTGTTTTTAGTAAAATTTGGCAGCAATACTGAGATACAAAAACTCCACGAGAAAATCTCTCTCAGCAAGATCTAGCCTTTTAAGGACAAAAGTCCGGATGAAGTTTAAGGTCATTCCCAGGACCATGTTAGTTTATGATTTAAAATATTGAAGTATGTGAGC